CCCGACCTTCTCTCTCCGGTTCGAGCCGGTTCGAGCCTTGTAGGGCCCTTTGAAGGTCAGGCAAGGCCATCATGGAATTAGTCACAGACAATCCAAAACCCGCCAAGGTGGGGGTAAAGAAAAAGAAGCTTGTGGGAGCAGTGAAACCACGGATCATGAGCATTCCGTTAAAGGGAAAATCCAGGGGAGAAGAATTTGCGGAGTTTGCGGAAAAATGTGGGTATCCATTATTTCCCTGGCAGAAATTTATTGCCAATGACTTTCTAACCGTGGATGAAACTGGGGCGTTTAAGCGCAAAACCGTTGCGGTGATTCTAAGCCGTCAAAATGGCAAAACCATGCTTATTGCCTTACGCATCCTTTTTGGCTTGTTTGTGCTTGAGGAGAAGTCGGTTGTGGCAATGTCGTCTAAGCGAGGCATGGCTGAGGATACATTCCGCAAGGTGTGCTCAATCATTGAGGCCAATGAATTCTTGAGGAGCCAAGTCAAGCTCAACCGTGGTGAGGTTGGCTATCGTGGTAACGGCAAGGAGCACTTAGATTTACTTAATGGAGCGCGTTATGAAATAGTGGCCGGAACCAGTGACGGCGCACGCGGCAAGTCAGCCAATCTGCTATTTGTGGATGAGTTGCGTTACATCAGTGAAGAAGCGTGGGCAGCAGCTAAGCCAATCACCATTGCAATGGGTGACAAGGCTCAGACATATGTGTGCAGCAATGCCGGTGATGCATTTAGCCATGTGCTCAATGATTTAAGAGACAAGGCCCTTTCATATCCATCACCGACTTTAGGCTGGTATGAATACTCAGCACCGCAACATGCAAAACCCACCGACCGTTCAGCCTGGGCCGCTTCGAATCCAAGCCTTGGCATAACCATTACGGAATCGGGCCTTGAAGAAGCTTTGTCAGTAATGCCAATGGAAAAATTTTTGCCTGAGCACATGTGCATGTGGGTTTCGTCTCTTAGCAGCCCTTGGCCTATCGGATCATGGGAAGCTTGCGCGGATAGTAACCTTTCGTTACCAATTGGGCCTGATACATTTATGGCGTTTGATGTGGCCATTTCAAAACGCACCGCAACCCTGGTTGCTGGTCAATATCTCCCGAACGGCAAAATTGGCGTTGGTATTATGGATCAATGGCGTTCTGACACGGCAGTGGATGAGCTGCAAATTGCGGCCGACATCAAAACCAAGTGGGTTGATAAGTATTTCCCGCGCATGATTATGTTTGACCATTACTCAACGGCCAGCATTGCCGCAAGATTAGCGGCAAGTGGTTGCAGAATGGTTGATGTGTCGGGAACCGCGTTTTACCAGGCTTCAGGGGATTTGCTGGATGCAATCGTTAACAATCGCATTGTTCATATGGGGCAAGAATCATTTGACCTCCAAATGAATGCATGTGCAGCTAAGACCAATGACAGTGGTTGGCGAATCGTAAGAAGGGCCAGTGCTGGAGATGTCTCAGCTCCAATCTCCCTGGCGATGATTGTTCACAAAATGCAGGAACCGGTTTCAACTCCAATGATTGTTGCGGGTTAGACACGCCCAAAATCCTAAATGAGTTGAATGTCCGTATTGGGTGCTATGGGGCTATTATCCGCCTATGGGTATTTTGTCAGCACTGCGTTTAGTCAAAGAGGATTCAGACACGCTTAAAAGTCAATACAACCCGGCCGTAATGAATCAAGGCTACGGCGTTGGCGCGTGGAGTGATTATGGAATGGGATTTGATTACGCAGGCATTGATCTAAATTCTGCAATGCAAGTGCCAACCGTTTCAAAGTGCCGGCAATTAATTTGCGGAACGATTGCAGGAATTCCGCTTGAGTTGTATAACAAAACAACCGGAGAAAAATTAGGTTTGCCAGTGTGGTTGGAACAACCTGACATCAGACAACCGCGTTCGGTCACGATTGCCTACACCGTGCAATCATTATTGTTCTATCAGATTGCGTACTGGGAATGCACGGCCACTTATAGCGATGATGGAAGGCCAGCGCGTTTTGCTTGGGTTGCAAATGAAAGAGTTACACCAAAACTCAACGCGCGTAATACTGAAGTTGAGTATTACACCGTTGACAATGAAGTGCGCCCACAAAATGGAATTGGAAGTTTAATCACATTCCAGTCACTACAACCGGGAGTGCTTGCAACCGGCGGCCGCACTATGCGCGCAGCTTTAGATTTAGAGAAAGCGGCTGCGATAGCTGCACAAACTCCTATCCCATCAGGATTCTTGAAAAATACCGGTGCGGATCTGCCTGAAGCGCAAGTGCAAGGAATTCTTGCAAGTTGGAAACAAGCGAGAAATTCTCGTGGCACTGCATTTCTCACCAGCACTTTGGATTATCAAACAACATCATTCTCACCTAAAGACATGATGTACGCAGAAGCAAAACAAGATTTCTCAACCGAAATTTGTCGTTTGATGAATGTTCCGGCGTACATGGCCTCAAGCGATGCAAATAAAAGCATGACATATCAGAATGTTCTTGATGCCCGAAAAGAATTTTATGCATACACCCTGGCTCCTTATGTATGTGCAATAGAGGACAGACTAAGCATGAATGACATTACCAGTTCACAAAATGTTGTGCGCTTTAATTCTGATGAAACATTTTTGCGTGCTGATGCGAGTGCACGCCTAGCAGTAATTGAAAAAATGCTCACACTCGAATTGATTACTTTAGATCAAGCAAAAGCAATGGAAAACTTATCACCGAATGGAGATGCATCATGAAGCTAACCTTTAGCACGCCAATCCAGGCGGCTGATACTGAACGCCGGGTTATCTCAGGCAAAATCATGGAATATGGGGCCGTTGGTCACACTTCAGTTGGGGCCGTTGTTTTTGAGCACGGATCAATTCAGATTCCGTCACCTGGCCGCATTAAGTTGCTTGCGCAACATGAGCCAAATAATCCGATCGGCCGTGCTCAATCTTTTAGCAATGAAGGCGAATTCATCTATGGTTCGTTTAAAATTTCTAGCAGCAGCAAGGGAACAGATTATTTAACCCTTGCGGCTGAAGATTTGGTTTCAGGTTTATCAGTCGGTGTTGAAGTGATTGCATCACTGCCAACAGATACACATCTTTTAGTTACTAGCGCAAGGCTCATTGAAGTTAGCCTTGTTGAATCGCCCGCATTTGAAAATGCGATTGTCACCAGCGTTGCCGCAAGCCAGGCCGAAATTGAAGCGGCAAGTTCTACCAGTACGAAAACAACTACGATCAACACGACAATCGTGGAAATCGAAACCGAGACAGAGAGTGAGGATGTCATGACGACAGCCCCAGATAATACAGCCCCAGAAACTGCGGCAGAGGCTCCCGTTGTGGATGCCTCACGCCCAGTTGTTTCAGCATCTTATATTGTTGGCGAAGTTCGCTCACCAATTAAGACACAAGCGCAATATCTTGAGCACGCAATCAAAGCCAAAATGGGTGATGATACTTCACGCGATTATATCCGTGCAGCAGATGCGCAAGCTAGAAAAATTGAAGCCGCTAACGATTCGTTCACAACTAATCCGGCATTTTCTCCGACACAATATGTTTCAAGCGTTATTGATACATCAGTTATGTCACGCCCAACAATTGATGCACTAGGTGGAGCACGCGCATTGGCTCCTTCAGGCATGACTATTTCACATCCAAAAATCACAACGAATGCAACAATTGGAACCGTTGCTGAAGGTGCATCAACTGCTGCAACTCAGATTGTCTCTAGCTATGTAAATGCTACCGTGGTAAAACTAGCGGGCACTCAGATTTATTCAACAGAGTTGCTTGACAGATCAGATCCAAGCTTTTATTCCGCGATGTATGAGAATTGTTTAAGAGCTTACGCTAAGGCATCTGATGCAGCAGTAATTGCAGAAATTGTTTCAGGTGGAACACAAGCAACTGCTCAAGCTGCAACAATTGCCGGACTTCAGGCATATGTTGCACAAGCTGCACCAGCCGTTTATGCAGCAAGCGGAGAGACTGCAACTGCATTCATTGCTGGAACATCAGTTTGGTCACTTCTAATCGGGAGCCTAGACACAACTGGTCGCAGCATTTTCAATGCAGCTTCACCAATGAACGCCAATGGCCAATCAACACCACGCGGATTGCGCGGCGACATGATGGGCTTGGATCTATGGGTTGACCAAAACATGGTTTCAACCACAATTGATGATGCAGCGTTTATTGTTAACCCAATGAGCATTGCAATTTACGAATCACCAAAGTTGACACTATCCGTCAATGTTGTTGCGACTGGTGAAATTTCCACAATGCTCTATGGTTATTTTGCGACAAAGACACTTGTTTCCGGTGGTCTGCAACGCTATAACCTAACCTGATAAAACCCTAAGCCGCTTACAGGGCTAGGAGGCCCTGGCCCTGTAAGCCTTATCAAAGAAAGGAATGATGATGGCCGCAACATATGTGACTATGCAAGAATTACGCGATTCACTGGGAATTGGCACGCTTTATTCAGATGCTACGGTTGAAGAATGTGCTCAAACTGCTGAAGATCTCATCAACTCATTTCTTTGGTTTAACACTGCACCAATTGTTGCAACTGGGCGTTCAGCAAATGTGGCAACGGCAATCATTGCAAACCCTGGTCAATTTGTAGTTGGTCAAGTTGTAACAATTAGCGGTTGCGGTGCAGGATTTAATGGCGCAAAAACAATCACTAGCACAAGCCCTTATCCAACTTCAGTGAGTGCCCCTTATCTTCCAAGCCGTTGGGTGTTCCCGCTTGGATACCAATACATTCAATACGCAAGCACTGGAACCGATGAATTGATACACCTTGTTCTACCTTATGGAACGATGACTGGCCCTGATCATAAAACTGCTTCTTATGCCAACACCGCAGCAATTCGTTCAGCCTCAATGATATTGGCAACAAACATTTGGCAATCCCGACAAGCTACGCAGAACGGCGGAATGGGCGTTGATGGATACGCTCCAAGCCCATTTAGAATGTCAAACACATTAATGGCATCAATTCGCGGCTTGCTTGCGCCGTACCTTAGCCCAGGCGCAATGGTTGGATGAAAGATGCCACCAGTCGCACTGACAACACTTCGCACAACGATAGCAACGGCTTTAGCCAATGCCGGTGTGTGGTCAACCTTCAGCTTCCCGCCCCCAGTAATTCTTGCCAACTCAGTGATAGTTGCGCCCAGTGACCTTTATTTAGTTCCATCAAATAACTCACAGGCTTCAATCTCATGCATGGCAAACTTTAAAATTATTATGACCGTGCCGTATCTTGATAACCAGGGAAATTTGAACGGCATTGAAAGCACGATTGTGGCCGTGTTTAACAAACTAGCTTCATCAACTTTAGTATTCAACATCACCGGTGCTTCAGCTCCTTCAGTGTTGGATGCACCGAGCGGGCCCATGCTCACATCGGATTTTAGTATCACCGTTCTTACCACTTGGTCATAGGAGATAAAATGAGCGACACAAACGCAGAGAATTTGGCTTGGCTTGTCAAAGTCGGTCAGATCAAAGATACAAAGGCTGCGAAGCCAACGACAACAGAAACAGAGGAATAAAACATGGCAATCTATCTAAATAACAATGTTGGCGTGAAACTTGCAACCGCAGCCGCGCCAACAGTTCCATCAATTGACATCTCATCTTATGTGAGCGCAATTACTTTAACGCAAATTGTAGATGAGCTGGAAGTCACAACAATGGGCGATCTTTCTCACAAGGTAGTTGGTGGATTGCAATCTGCCACTTTACAAATTGACTTTTTTAATGACTGGGCAGCAGCTCAAGTTATGACAACACTTAATGCAGCATTTGCAACAACCTTGGCAGTTTCCATGATTACAGTTAAGGGAACCGCAGTAAGCGCAACAAATCCTTCATACCAGTTCTCTATCTTTGTCAACAACCTAACCCCAGTGGGTATGGGCGGCGTTGGCGATGAAGCTGCATCTAGCATCTCATTTACAGTAAACACAGTCGTGACCGTTTCTCCAACGGTTGCATTCTAAGGAGCAAAAAATGGCACGCTTAAAAATCACCAGGGCCTCAGGGGATGTGATTGTTCCAATCACCCCCGTGGTTGAATATGCGTTTGAAAAATACACAGGCAAGGGAATCCATAAGCAATTTCGTGACGAGGAAAAACAGAGTGACATCTATTGGTTAGCGCATAACGCGCTTTCCCGTGTAGAGGTCATTCCGCCATTTGGTGAAGAATGGTTGGGAACCTTGATTGCGGTTGAAGTTATGGATGACGAGCCCGAAAAAAAATAGAACGGGCAAGTTTCACCTATCTAGTGGCCTCACTAGCGGTGGAGCTCAAGATAAGCCCCAACGAAGTTTTAGATCTTGATGAAAGAATGTTCAAAGCCGTGCTTCAGGTACTAAATGACAGAGCAAAGGAGAGGGCCCGTGCCACTAAACATAACAGGCGTTGAACCCACTTTGAAGGCCATGCGCAAATTTGATAGAGACTTGACCAAGCAAATGAACATTGAAATTAAAGCTGCAATGTTAACGATTCGTGATAAAGCGCGTGGAGATGTGCCCCAGGGATTCCCGACATATCTTTCAGGATGGGAAAAGCGCGGCAAGGTACAAAGCCAAGCGGTGTTTAACACAAGCGGCCGAGTGCGCAAATTTCCTCTTTTTGACACTGCTGAAGTCAAGGCCGGCATTGTCTATCGCCAAGGCAAAAGCATTCAGAACCGTCAGGGCTACCGAGCTCAATACTATGTGCGCAACAACTCAGCAGCCGGAGCAATCTATGAGACTGCTGGTCGCAAGTTTCCAAGTGGTCAACCTTGGATTGGGCCAAAGGGCAAAGGCGACAATGTCAGCCGTTCAAACAATCCTGATGCGGGTAAATTATTTATTGGCGCGATGGGTTCACTTTATGGCAAGGGCTTTGACCGTGGCCGTTTGATATTTAAGGCATGGGAACAAGATCAAGGCAAGGCAACCCTGGCCGTGACTACTGCGATTGATAAGGCCGTTAAGGTGTTCAATGACACCGGCGGTGCAGGTACTCAATCCGGCTATAGGTTGGCCTCATAATGCCAAATTTATTAGTTAGCGCAACCACACGCTATGACCCTAAGGGGTTAAACAAAGCTAAAAAGCATATTTCCGGGTTTGATAAAACTATAAAAGATTTGGGAAAAACTTTTGCGGGCGTTTTTTCTGCTCAAAAGATTTTGCAATTTGGTAAAGCTTCCGTCCAGGCATTTGTGGCCGATGATAAAGCTGCCAGAGTATTATCTCGCACGCTAACCAATTTGGGCTTGGCATTTGCTGACCCATCAGTCAAAACCTTCATAGGCGACTTAGAAAAGCAATATGGTGTGCTTGATGATTTTTTGAGGCCCGCATATCAGAAATTACTCACCACCACTGGAGATTTGACTAAGTCTCAAGATTTGTTAAAAA